TAGGCATAAGCTTCTTGAACATATCTTTGGCTTCATCTGCAACTTTGACTGCTTCCTTGCTGTCAATGATGTGTTGAGCTTGAAAACCAAACATATGATTATCCTCATCACACCAGCCATCAAGATCCTTGACATTCATAACAAACATATCTGAATGATCTACTGGTGGCAGTGGGATTGGATCATGTGGTGTGTGACCCTGATAGTAAGCCCAGAATGATTTGCAGTTGGCAATGTAATCCATACACCAATTCTCATCTTTGTTGAGCATACGCCATTCCATGCGGCAACGAACACCGAACAAGGCTACGAGATAGCACCTATCAACGCCAGCAACGAGCATGTGATGCTGGCACTGAGGAGCGTAGAAGTCAGCAAGCTCGTCCATGTCTTTGAAGCCGAAGTGTGCTTTGATCTCCAGTGGAGCGTTATCGCCAACAACACGCCCATCAAAGGTAGAGTGCATAGGAACGCCGTCAATAAGAATAGTCTTGCCGCCGCCACGAAAATTCACCTGCCTTTTCTCTTGTTCAGCCCACTTGTCAATGATGTAAGGCTCAAGGTATGAGCCTGTATCCATCATAAGTTGGGTTTGCTTGTTAGGCTTCCATACTTTTTCGCCACGTTTTTGAAGCGCAAGTTCTTCCCAAGCATCGTAATTAGCTTCTACGATTTTTTTGGCATCAGATGAACCTATGTATGTAGCACGTTCTTTGAGTTGAGCTTCTGTAAGCATCAGTATCTCCCATTGTAAAGTTCAGGATCTAAACCCTCATCATACTCCTTGGCTTTGAGAGTTTCAGCGCATCGATCTTTGAACAGATCTTGCTTGAACTTGTTGTTTTGGGAAAATGCTTTTACCTTACGGATATAGCTGTCTAGCTTCCGTGGGTCTATGTCCTCAGCGACTTCTGTGGCTAACCATCTAAAGTGCTGTGCTGTCAACCTCGGCATAATATTGTTCTCCTAACATTGGTTTATTATCTTTTTGGATTACTGTTCCCAACATGTCGTACATGGCTAAGTCGAACAAAGCTTCTTTACCTGATAGGTAGTACGGACAGAAATAAGTCAGCAACAGAAAGCGATTGGTATCTTTTATCAGTACCTTATCACCGTCTTTTGGTTTGGCTTCTGGATCAACGAGAATCCAGTCAGAGGCAGAAATGCCATCTGCGTGTATAGAAATGTCCTTTGCTGGCATCTCAAATGGAACTGAGGTCATCTAATCACCTCCTTTCCTATTCACATTAGCAGTTGACATGAACGATGTGAAGATATTTATAATAGCCCATGTCATTTGATGATACGTTCACAGAGCAATTGATTACTCAATTTGCAAAAAGAAGAAACGAACTTGGAATAACTCAAGTCCAAGTTGATGAACGCATCGGCGTTGCCACAGGTCTGGTGGCAAAGTGGGAAAGCGGAAACAGGAAGCCAACATTGTTCAATGCACATTGCTGGGCTGAGGCCCTTGGATGCAACATTAAACTAGAGGCTTATGATGATAATTTGCGGTATTGACCCAGGAGTTAATGGTGGCATTACGTTTATGAGCGAACGCCATATGATATGCAAACCAGTTCCAATAGAAACATATAGAGTAGCTGGAAAAACTAAGAAGTTTCTTAGTGTTACCTCTATATGTGAATTGTTAGACGACCACTCGCCTAAAATGATTTACATAGAAAAACAACAGGCAATGCCACAACAAGGTGTTGTCAGCACATTCCGTACAGGATTTGGTTACGGTATATATCTTGGGCTGATTGTGGCGTTAGGCTACAAATACCAAGAAGTTAGACCGCAAGTCTGGAAGAAAGACTTAGGCGTTACGTCTGACAAAAACCAAGCTAGACAGAGAGCAACTGAACTTACGCCAGATGCCTCTGTCTGCTGGGAGAAACGTAGTCAGGACGGTATTGCTGAGTCAGCCCTGATTGCGTATTGGGGAATGAACTACTCTTTGAACTGAGGCCATTCGCCAAATGGGTCGAAGCAAGGGTTCTTGGAAAGAGAATCTCTAAGCTTGTTGATCTTCTCTGCCTTACCACCTGCTGTAACTGTACCATCGACATACTCTTGAAGCATATCAAGCTGAACAGTTTTGTATTTGTTTAGCCATTTGTTGTCCGGTTTGAACCATCCTTGATTGTCAACAGGAGCCGGGGTTGTTTCCAACCACGTTTCGTGCCTGACATCATACTTGCCAATACCTGTAAGACATATCGCACTGAACAAACGAGATAGTTCCTTACGATCAAGATTGAGGCAATACTGTAGTGGGCTAGTTCCATGATCATCGAAAGCTTTCCTAGCAAGTTCAATGTGGTCGTCAATAAACTCTTCATGTTGAGGAGTAACGTAGTCATCTGGATATTCCTCCGTAGGGAAGTGACTTTGCGGTTCTGCGTGTATGTTACCTACACGATGTATGCCTGAGTATGTATACCCAAGGCGTCTATGACACATCATAGCCATCATGTAACGAGTTAGCTCTGAGTGATCTTCCATATCCCAGAGACGCTTCTTGGCTTCTGTAACAAGATAGCCATGAAGTATGTTCTTCTGAGGCTCAGACATAAGCATTGGAGATACTTCTACCTCTTCTTCTTCTGCCTGTTCTTCTAGTTTAGACTGTTCTTCTATTTCTCTTGGGATGCCAGTTGTTTCGTCTAATTGCATTTTCCAAGTGTTGTAGGTAACAACAAGAGTTAGATCTGAAACAGGATAGTCATCACCATGATAAATGTTAAGATGTTTGGTCATAGGTGAGTCAAACCAATACTCATCTTTGAGATAGATGACATCGGCATAACCTTCACACCTTCTCATGTCCAAATGGTAATCGATAAAGCCATCTTGGGCTTCATTAAACGCATCTACATTTGTAATGTAAACATCATCGCTAAAAAGATCAGACTCAATACCAAAGTGTTCCACTATCTTTGGACTGTTAATATCTAAGTGAAACAATGCTTTACTGAGTGGTATCTTCTGGCTTGTAAAGTGGCGGCGCACCCATTCGGCAGTGAGGCGAGAGCCATCATTGTCCTCAAGGAATTTGTCCTGTTGTTCGTGAGTTCCAAGAGTCAATGCACTTGCTACACCAATGCCAAAGTCGTAGTTACGAAACATCTCTTTGGCTTTGTCTGATAACTCAGATAGTGCGACACGTTGCTTGACCCACTGCTTTGTCTGACCAAAGCGTTTGCCAACAGAATCAAAATCTTCCTGACCATCACCAACAAGAGCATATATAACATCACACTCGTCAAGCGGGTGCATGTCTTCACGCATCATGTTAGCGTGCAGCCCTACTTCATTCTCGTTGTCAGTAATCTCTATGCAATTGATTTCATTAGATGATTTGTCACCATAGATATGAACAAGAGCTTCTAGGCGGCGGTTGCCATCGATGACTTCGTAGCCACTACCGTTTTTCTTGACAATAAGATTGTGCAAGAGGCCTTGTGATTCGATTGAAGAAGCCAGCGCACTGAGGCTTTGCGCTGACGACTGTACTTTACGAACATTATTTTTAGCTGGTTTAAGCTGATTCAGTGGTATCTGAAGCATTAACTTCCTCCATCATTAAAGTATATTCATTGCCAAACTGCAAATCACGATCAGTCAATTTCAATGATTTATTATCTCTTGGCGAAACATGAACATGAGCAATGCAACGACTGCCCTGATAAAATCGAATAGTGATAAAATCAGGGTCTTGAAGATCTAGAACAACCTTTGATGATTCTAGAGTGATAGTGCTATTCATATAGCCAATCATTTCTTTCCTCCTTGATGTATCGTCATATGTTTGTCTGATGGATTATTTTCCAAACAAACCTTGAGCTTGTTTACCATTCCAGACGCACCGACTGCTCTTATGTTGACAGGCTGTTTGGGGCTTCTCTCATAAAAGAATTTATAAGAGAACTCATTTGCATCCTCATCGTAACCACGCACTTCTAAGACTGTATTGTCCTCAACTGTGTGGAGCATAATGCATAAGCCTGTTTCCATATGCTTTGGTTGACCGAGACTTAATTTCTTTTTAGGTAGTTTTTCTACTTTGCAAACATTTACAGTTTGAGTTGTCTCAACAGCATTGAATTGAGCGTATCTCATCTCTGCGGCTAGTCTGAAAGCATCCATACCAATAGACATTTAGTCCTCCATTAAGCAGTACGCCAAATACGATATTTGCCATTATTTTGCGCTCTTGTTGTTATTTGAAAGCCAGCTCTTACTAATGCAATGTAGGCGTTACTTCTTTCAGAATATGTATCAACTTCAAAAGAATCGCCAATTTGCATTTTATCTATTATTTCATCATATTTGGCTCTTTTGGTTGGAATAGGGACGTTTTTTTGAATTTTTACTGATGATGGCATTTAATCCTCCATGATTTTATCTGTTACAAATTTGGATACGAAAGCGACCGAGATCCACAATGGTGCGCCAATGACGCTTACGAGCAGAGTCGGGTTGATGCCCAGACCAACTAGCATAAGCAGAAGACTGAAGGTAAACATCAGGTGAACAGTGACGAACCAGCCAAGCCATGTCGTCTTGTGATTGATGAAGCGTATGCGTCTTAGATTGTTTAGCACGAAACATTCTCCCTCTCCGTGTGTATAACTACCCCTTTGCCGTTGCAGGTTTCGCAATCTTCGGGGTGGACATCTACCATACCGTACATAGCGGTAAGCATGTCTCTATGATGATAAATAGATTCCACATAAGTGAAACCCTTTCCTTTGCATTTATAACAATTAACCAGATCTCCGTCCTTGAGGCGCATTATCTCCTCCATATAGGCTTGAGTGAATGTCGTCAGCGTACTCAAAGTGAGCCGCTACTAAATCTAGACTGTGATTACACAACTTGAGAATCTTGTCATATGTTGCGTCTGGATCTCCAGCATAAGCACCAGCATACTGAGCGTTGTACTCATATATGAGGCGCACAACATCGTTGTTGATTTGCATTACGACCTCCTGACAGTGGTGGGGAATAGGTGGGAGAAGGTGTTTCGGATTGACCTTCTCCCATAGGTGCGAGGGGCAGGGAATACTGGGAGGAAAAACCTGCCCCTCTATCTAGTAGGATAGGACTACTAGAATGGGATATCATCCGCAGGCACGTCTACGGCAGGTGCGGCAGAAGCGTCACCACCTGACTTACCACCCATGCGGAATGTAGAACCTGCACCAGCGAGTTTGATCTTGAATGAACGTTGCTTAACGCCATCCTTCTCATACTCCTCGATGATAGGCATACCTTGTACGAATACAGTTGTACCCTGACCGACATACTTCTCAATGACGTTGGATACTAGACCCTTGCCATTACTGCCGTCCCAAGCCTCTACACGATACCAGTGAGTCTTCTCGACCTTCTCGCCTGACTTGGTTGTGTAGTTCTCATTGACTGCGATAGAGAAGTTAGCGACTTTAGTGCCGTTAACATCCTTGATCTCAGGTGCAGAGCCTACATTACCAGAAACTGTGATTTGTGCGAAGTTCATGCGATTCTCCTTTACGTTAGCATGATTGAAGTTGAGGCATCACGTCTAGCCTCTGTCACTGCATTGCGTCCCTGTTAACTGGGCAACAGTGTCAATACAGATTACCGTGGCGGAACATCCACCCACTGAACCTTGTATTTTTTGAATATTGGCTTTTGATAACCAACAAATTTCTTCATTGTAAACAGTACGATTGAGATGATTGAGCCGCCAACAATAGCCGCCATCATCCCAGCGAATGTGCCAAAGAACATAACCATGAGCATAATTGAGGCACCGATGTCAACAAAAACATCAAACGCAAGAACACGTTTTATGTTTAGTTTGGCTAATAGGAACAAAATGCCGCAAGCTGAACAAATGCCAGCAAAGATGTAAAAGAACATGACTATCTCTCCTCACGAATTACTCCACGTTTAACCGAACCTCTTATGAAATGACTTGAGAAAACTGATGAATATTCATCTTTAACCTTTTTCTCTAAAATTCTAATATGTTCTGTTTTTGGCTTATTCAACGTTAATGCAACCTTCTCTGCATCTTTATAGAAACGAACCCATGTGCCAACATCTTCCCAACCACGTTCACGATGTTGTTGTACTTTGTAATATGTTTCCATTTGAGGCGCATCCTCGGTGCTGACGGTTGAAAAATGTGAGCAGTTTAGTTTACAGGCCAGAGGTCAAAGACTTTTACAACCTGCACCACGTCATACTCAGGACGCGATGAGTGATTCCAAGTCGAGCTTGCCGAGCCTGGAATCACGATGTTAGTTAGTCGATAGATGATGCATGACTGTCGTCACGGGGCATCTCTACCAACCCAGCATCCCTAGCATAAGACCAGAAATCCTGCTTGTTGGCTTGGTATGTTTCCATCGTGAGCTGACCTTTCCGGAAACGAACACGCTTGACACGAGACATCTCGTCAGCCGGAATGTACTGACCCCAGTTCATACCAGTTGCGCCGATGACCTCTGACCGAACCTGATGCCGCATGATCTTGTATGCGTGGTTGGCAATGTAGTATTGGTCACGCAGTAGCTGAATCTTGGTTTCTTTATCCTCGATCATGTTGCCAGTGATCTCGATGCCAACATCGTCACGCTTGAGGTCTTTAAGCTCCTGTCTGGCCTGTGTGCCAGCCTGTGCGATATTGTGCGTGATCTTCTCAAACATCCGAGTGATCTGATCTGCCAGCTTGCACTGTAGTATGACCTCTGGGCCATCCTCGAACAGATCGATCAGTGCATGGACACGGCGTTTGAACTCGTCATCCCATTGCTTCTGCTTGTCGTCCATCGGGCGTCTGTCAGCCTGAAGCTGTCTAGCAACACGGTCAAGAACCTCTGGTGTCAGATCGTCAAGTTGTACGTTAGTCATTGTTTTTACCCTCCTGATGTGCGATACGCTTGATATCGCCTGTGTATCCCATGATTAAATCAAATGCTTCAGCCGCAAGCTCGTATCTGCCAGCCATAGCGTGACCAGATAAGACACTTAGCTTGTCGCGGATATCATCTGCCAACTGGCAAAGTTCTGTAGATTTATTCATTTCATTCTCCTCACGTCTGAGTTTGATGGGGGTAAGCTATACAACCTACCCCCGATATACTTGGCTTCTATTGATAGTAGCCGAGGTGCATCAGGTCTAACTCGACCTGAGTGATCTCTTCGGACAAGAGATCTGTGTCCTGTGCATCGTTGATGCTAAGACTGCGAAGATGCTCAAGATAGTCGAGCAGTTCTTTAATTTGATCTGTCATATCAACCTCCTAAAACCAGATGTCATCGTCACAGTTCTGTAACTCTATAAGCTCGGTAGCCCGGCTCATATCGCCTGATGCAATGCACTGCATTATCTCAAACTGTAGCGGTGTCATCGTCACCTGACCAGCTTCGTTAGTTGAAGTAAAAGTATCATTGGTGAAAAGATCTAACTGATCCATGTGTAAATCTCCTATCGTTACACGGTTAGCAAGAACACTCATACAGGATTGTCCTGCGCGTTCTTACCGACCCCCAGCACACGAAAGGCAATAGTCAAATGTTGTTGGGGTTGAGTATTCTAACGAAACCCCCCTGTCAAAATGGATTTTCCAAACAAGCCCATCACGACTTCGGCCAACGATCACTATCGGGATGGGCTTGCCGCACGAGCTTGTCTCGTGCCAATTATAATAAATTCGGATTTTGAAACGCATTTTACTTTTGCCGCTTGCCACGCAATTCGTGTGCTAACCTGCAAGGATAATGGAACGACGTAGGGCCAATCATGTGTGTGTGTTCTCACGAGGAAGAGCAACGAACGACCTGCGAATAGCAGACGTTCCTGCTCTGGATGACACGAAGACTCGCAAGCACCACTCTACAGTCGATTACAAGAGAGAGTGTCACGACTTGACGTACACTCTCTCTTGTTAGCGATTGTTTGTGGTTATGTCTTGCTATGCCTGACCAAGGGCATTAGCGGTATATCAACTGCCGATAAGCTGCACTTCGGAACAGCGTAACTTTGTCCCAACAAAGTTAGGATGTGGAGGGTGCTAATAGCGTGGCAAAGAATAAATAACGATGCTGACGGAGAGTGATGCAACGGCGATACGTTGCCGTGATTGACCTGACGACAGGTCAACCCATCTGGTAAGATGCCCGTCCGGCGAGGACGTGCGTAAGCAATAAAATCAATGGCATAGAAAATGTGTCTTGACAGCCTTTGAACCCATGTGTGTATAATCTCCTTCCGAAGAGTTATGGGACACGGACATGACAAAAGCCAATACAGAACAGCAAGAGAAGTATAAAGGTGGTGTAGTACCAATGGACGACATTGAGAAACACTCTCCAACACTACGCACACAACATGAGAAAGTAACAGATGCACAGGCTGATCTGGTGCATATGATCTTGCATAACGGTTGCAACCCGAAGGATGCCGCAGAGACATTGGGTAGGAACAAAGCTTGGGCATATAATACACTGAATAAACAACATGTTATCGATTACAGACAACAACTGGCTATGATGACTTTGGGATGGGACGCCACACAAGCGATGGCAACGATGAGAGAACTGCTTGGTAGTAAGTCACAGTATGTTAGGCTTGAAGCCGCTAGGGATTTGATGGACAGGGCAGGATTTCGCAACGACACAGGAAGAGTTCCTAGTACGGCTGTGCAGATAAACTTTAACGTAGATTAAGGGGCCCCATCTGTGAGATTGGGTGCTTAGAGAAAGGGCCTTGAAAAACTCGGCTTTACCTATAAAAGGGTCAAACACATACGCAATAGACTTTATCAGGTCTATCTGCTAAAAATATTTTTTTTACCAAGGAGGTTATTATGGGTGGTAAACCAGCTAAGAAAGTTAAAAAGGCTGTAATTGATAAGCCATTAAAGGCGGCTGAAAATCTAACAAAGAAGGTAGCAACTGAAACGTTTGATGTTGTTGCTGGTACTGACAAGCAAGAACGCAGAGCAATTCTTTATGGAGAGATGCCTTCTGCTGGTGAAACGCAAACGCCTACTGAGGCTACCGAGTCTGCAAGCCCTGCTGTTAAGAAGTCGATTCTTGCTGGTCAGTTGGGTGCTGGCGGTGAATCTGCAAAACGCAGAAAGTTCATTAGCTAAGTGAACCTAAACTACAAACCGCCGGGGCCTGTAGCCAAGGCGTTTATGAAAGATCGCTCTTTTGTTCGGGGGATTCGTGGGCCTGTAGGTTCTGGTAAGTCAGTTGCATCTTGTATGGAGTTGATGAGAATTGCAGTTAATCAGCAACCAAATGCTTCTGGAGTACGCCGCACTAGGTTCGCTGTTATTCGTAATACGAATCCTCAACTGAAGACGACAACAATCAAGACTTGGCGTGATTGGTTTTCTGATGACATTGGCAGGTTTGTGTGGTCGCCTCCTTACACCCACCACATAAACTTTGCCCTTGGTGACAAGACTGTAGTTGAATCAGAAGTCATCTTTTTGGCTTTGGACAAACAGGAAGATGTAAAGAAGCTGTTGTCGTTAGAGTTGACGGCAGTTTGGATCAACGAAGCCAGAGAGATACCAAAGTCTATAGTTGATGCGTGTACTATGCGTGTTGGTCGTTTTCCATCGATGCGTGAAGGTGGCCCATCTTGGTTTGGTGTGATTATGGACACCAACTCGCCGGATGAAACGCACTGGTGGGCTATTATGTCTGGTGAAGCACCAGCACCTGAATATATGTCAGAAGAAGAAAAGCTTCTTCTTATTAAACCTGACGACTGGACTTTTTACTCACAGCCGGGGGCTATGGTAGAGAAACTAGACAAAGACGGAAACTTAGTAGGTTACGAAAAGAATCTGAAGGCTGAGAATCTTGATAACATCCAGCCTGATTATTATGACAAGATTATCTTAGGTAAGGCCTCAAGCTGGGTTAAGGTCTATGTTCTGAACCAGTATCAAGCTCTTATGGATGGTAAACCTGTCTATCCAACATTTAAGAGAGACACCCATGTTGCGAAATCACCCATTGAACCCAACAGGAATCAGGAAATTATCGTTGGCATTGACTTTGGCAGGACGCCGTCGGCAGTTTTCGCCCAGCAAAGCACCTTCGGAAGATGGGTCATTTTTCACGAGGTTATTGGACAGGACATGGGAGCTGGAAGATTCGCTGACATACTCAAAAAGGAAATCGCCAGAAACAACTGGGAAGGATTAGATTTTAAGTTTGTTGGTGATCCGGCTGGTAATCAGATGGCTCAGACCTCTGAGAACACTCCGTTTATGATATTGAGAGCTTCCGGCATTACAGCATACCCTGCTCCTACGAATGATACTCAGGTTCGTATTGAATCTGTCGAATCTGTACTAAATCGCCTGACTGATGGCGTTCCGTCACTTACTGTTAGCCCGACATGCACTGTTTTGATTGGTGGTTTTGAGGGTGGTTATCAGTATAAACGCCAATATCATATGGGTAAGGAAAGCTATGAAGAGAAGCCAAGTAAGAATAGGTTCTCTCATATACATGATGCGTTGCAGTATGCTTTTTTAGGTGGCGGTGAGGGTCGTAAAGTGATTCTCGGTGGGCGTTCAGTACCTCTCCCCACCACTGTTGAGAGGGTTAGTAGCCCATTTCAACGTCAGAAGAACAGAAATAGACTTTCTAGGGGTGTTAGAGCATTATGAAATGGATAATTTGCTTTAGACCAGCCTTGAATATAGGCATTTGGAAGCTTTTTACTCTGCATAGGCCTGATTTTCAGCATGTTTACGCAGTTAGATACGACCCAGAGCTTAAAATATGGATAACATTTGAGTTTGCTAGTCAAAGATTTAATTTTGAGTGGTGTTCTGGTGATGAAGCGGCTTATCTTGTTGGTGATTTGTTTGAAAACCACAAGTGCATAGAAATTGAAGCCAGTGAGGGCAAGCCCATACTTACGCCTCGCTTTATGTATTGCGTAAGTTTTGTAAAACACATTGTTGGAATAAATAATCCATTTATATTAACGCCATACCAACTTTATTGTGAATTGATTAAAAAGGGTGGAAAGCCCATTTTTGAGAGCATTGAAGGAGACTCCGATGGGATTTATGAAGCCAAAGACATACACGCCGCCGCCTGACCCAGAGTTGGAGCGTTTGAAAAAGGAAGAAGCCGCCGCCGCAAAGAAAGCGGCTGACGAAGCTGAAGCTCGTGCCGCAGATTTTGAGCGTAAAAAGAAAGCAAACCTTCTTGGCACTAAGTCTCTTCAGTCTGCTGAAGCGGAAGGGTTTACTGGTTTTAAGACTATGGGCAGTCAAACTATAAATGACCCCAACCAAGTTTATAAGGCGTAGCAAATGAAAGACCCTAGATTTAATGATGGTCAGCCAGAGCCTTATCAGGCAAGCACAGATAAGAAAGAATACGAATCTGTAATGAATCGTTACAAGAAGGCCAAGGGTCGATGGAGCTCTTGGACTGACTTGTGGGAGGAGATTTATGATTACGTTCTTCCTCATCGTGAGAGTTTTTTTCAAGAAAGCCCAGCGGCTCGTAGAACTGAAAATATCTATGACGAAACTGCTGTGGTTGGTTTGCCTAAGTTTGCTAGTCGTCTACAACTTGGCTTCTTTCCTCCAAATGGTCGTGCATTTAAACTGGTTCCCGGCCCTGAGTTTCCAAAAGCTCAGATAAATAAACCACTTCTTCAGGAGCTTGATAGAATTACAGAGCTTCTGCATGAGGGGTTGCGTAACTCTAACTTCAACGCTGAATTGCATGAAGGCTTTCAGGATCTTGGTTTAGGCACAATGAATCTTCTTGTTGAAGAAGGTCGTTTTGCTGGTGACTTGCACTTTACCTCCGTACCCCCAACTAACTTGGCTTTGTTGGCTGGCAATATGGATACTGTCTCAGGATGGTTCCGTTGGAATAATGAAATGGGTATTACAGATGTAAAGCACAGATATCCAGATGCTGACTTTAGTGATCAAATGTTGCGTGAGCAAAAAAGCAATCCTGATCGCAAAACAAAGATTGTTGAAGCTACAATATATGATGAAAAGAACAAGTTTAAGGATGAATATACCTATTACTTGATCTCGGAGACCGATAAGCATATTTTAAAGAAGTCAGTTCTCAAAGGTCGTGGAAGCGTTCCTTGGATTACTACTCGTTGGTCTAAGTCTGGTTTTGAAGTATGGGGTCGTGGCCCTGTATTGCAAGCAATGCCAGCAATTAAGACCCTTAACCTCACAGTCCAGCTTATTCTTGAAAACGCTGAAATGGCGATAGCTGGCTCTTATGTATATGATGATGACGGTGTCTTTAATCCAGACAACATTACAATTCAGCCGGGAACGTTTATACCGAGAAGCCCCGGCTCAAGCATCGAAACTCTTGCGGCTCCGGGGCGGTTTGATGTTGCCCAGCTTGTTCTTGATGATATGCGCCGTAATGTTCGCAAAGCTTTGTTTATTGATGAGCTAGACACTCGTCCAAATGCAAGAACACCTTTATCTGCTACAGAGGTTTCTGAGCGTTTGGCTGATGTTGCTCGTGATATGGGTGCTGTTGCTGGTCGTATGCAAAAAGAATTTTTACAGCCTTTAGTGGAGAGGATTGTAAAGATATACACAGACCAAGGTCTTGTTGACTTGCCAAGAGTTGATGGTCGTGAGCTTCGTATTGTTCCTGTATCTCCACTTTTAAGAGCGCAAGATCAGCAAGATGTTGCTGACTTTGTTAGATTCCAGCAAACAGTTGCAGGAACTTTTGGCCCTGAAATAACTCCTGTGCTTTACAATCAGGAAAGAGTTGTTCAGTATCTCGCTCAGAAGTTTGGCATTATGGAAGAGCTTCTTGCAGATCAGGGGCAAGTTAAGAAAAATGCTGAATTGTTGCAACAGGTCATGGCCGCACAGCAACAAGGTGGTGGTCA